CTGGTGGTTAAATGATGAATCAACCTATGTTATTGGAATCAAACCACATCCTGGTAACTTTAAATCTTGTTGCTCGCTCTTGGAGACTCACTATGCGGGGAACAGATGTTACCTTATTGAAGTTGCTATTAATAATATCGCTGAAGATACCTGGAAAGCTTTCTACAGACTCTCAGGAGATTCTGGAACTTCTAGTCTTTATCGATCAATTGGACGCTTTGAAAACCTCGTTGACAGGATATATTCCGTCGAAGATGAAAGAAATTGTAAATTAGTGGATTGTGAGTACAGAAATGGATCTTTGGTCAAGTTATAAAGCAATTCTTAATAAAACCTTTCCTGAAATGCACAAGGTGTTAAGATGGGGTTATTGGAAGAGCCAAGATACTACTCTTGTTGCTGAATTGTATAATCATCCATATTTTATTAAATCAAGAGAGGTAGAAATTTACAATGAAAAATCTTGTATTTACAACAACATCATCTATCCTAAGACTGGAAGTAATCTTCCCTGTTTTGGTATGGATCTCATGGGATTCTTTGATAAGAAAGTTATTGTAGTATTTGATTTTCAACATCCAACAGAGAATTTTTTATTTGGTGTAGAGGGATTGCCAAAAGGTAAGGGTGATGTTAGGTTTTTTGAACCAGGTAATCACTTTTCTGAAAATATTTACATAGCATATTGTACTATGGATGAGGTTGATCAACATCTTGATATGTTTGAAAAGTATTTGAAAATTTATGCTGATATGTTAGAGTTTAAGCAACCTACTGGTATGGATACTAGTGTTTATAAAGATTTTGATTCATATATGATTAAACTTGATCCTGTTGGTGGGTATCTTTCTAATAAGTTTGGAAAGCAAAAATCGGAACGACTTGTGAATGAATTTTTATTTTCTTATAGTTAAATTGGATAAATAAAAAAACGCAAATTTCTAATGACTTCATCTAAAGTCGATATGCAGGGAATGGAAGCTCAAAACGATTTTTTAGACAATTTAGGCGCAATTCAACACGAAAAAATGCTTCGTGAGATTGTTGCTGACGAATTAACACCCAAAAAGAAGAAATTTAACGCTAATATAGCTGAAAATGACCTTTTTGATGTAGATAGTGGTGATGGAGAACTGTGGAATCCCGATAAAGTCGTCTAAATAAAAGAAAATCTTAGTATAAATGCCGGTCCAGCGTGTATCACGTGGGTTTAAAGACATTTCAGTGTCATTTAAACCTCATCCTATTACTAGAGACGTGATTCCTCTGAAAAATGAGAGCGCAATTTCCCGTGCAGTGAAGAATTTAGTGTTAACACACCTAAGAGAACGTCCATTTAATCCAAATTTGGGTTCTCGAATAGGTGAAAGTCTTTTTGAATTGATGGATGTTGGTTCAGCATCTATTATTGCTACTGAAATACGTAATACTATTGATAATTTTGAACCTAGGGTTCAATTAATGGACGTTCAAGTTACTCCATACTATGATTCTCACGCATATGACGTGACAATTGTTTATGAAATCGTTGGAATTGACGTTCCTGCCCAACAAGTTAATTTCTTATTAGAATCATTAAGATAAATGCCTCTTACACAGTTTCAAAATTTAGATTTTGAAGATATTAAGACTCAAATAAAGGATTATTTGAGAGCGAATTCCAATTTTACTGATTTTGACTTTGAAGGATCGAACATGTCGGTCCTAATTGACACTTTAGCATATAATTCTTACATTACTGCCTACAATAGCAACATGATTGCTAATGAGGTATTCATTGATAGTGCAACTTTAAGAGAAAATGTCGCTGCACTTGCTAGAAACGTTGGATATACCCCAAGATCAAAGACTGCATCAAAAGCAATAGTAGAATTCTTTGTTGATACCTCATCTTATGCCACACAACCGCTAACATTAACACTAAAAGCGGGAATTATAGCTGTTTCGAATACATATAACAATAGAAATTACAGTTTTGCACTTATGAATGACATAACTGTACCTGTTGTTGATAATATTGCAATTTTTAGTGGTGTTGATATCTTCGAAGGTTCATATTTGTCAAAAACTTTCACTTATAGAGAGACTGGAGATGGTGTTCCTATTGAAAAGTTCATTTTACCCAATAGTGGTATCGATACTTCAACAATTAAGGTAGCAGTATCACCAAATATCAATGCAACTAATTTAAAAACGATTTATAAGTTATCAAATAACATTATTGACGTAGATAACAACTCATTAATCTTCCTTTTACAAGAAGCAGCTGATGAGAAGTATGAATTAATTTTTGGAGATGGTAAATTTGGTAAAAAACTCGAAGATTCTAATTATATTGTTGTAAATTACATTTCAACAAATGGAGAAGACGCAAATGGCGTAAATTCCTTTACTTTCAGTGGAAATATAGTAGATAATTCCGGAGTCGTCATTACAGAAGGAATTTCTGACATAACAACTATCAATGCTGCTGAAAATGGCGATGATATTGAATCAGTTTCTTCAATTAAGAAATATGCGCCTTTAGTTTATTCCGCACAGAACCGTGCAGTGACTTCAGACGACTATAAAGCAATTATTACCAACATTTATACAAATACTGAGTCAGTTGCTGTTTATGGAGGTGAAGATACTAGTCCTCCACAATTTGGTAAAGTCTTTATTAGTATAAAACCAAAAAATGGTAAATATTTGTCTCAAATTGAAAAAATCGAACTTAAGAACAAGTTAAAGCGTTATACAGTTGCTGGAATCCTTCCACAACTTATAGATCTTAAATATCTGTATGTTGAGATGGATACTAGTGCATATTATAATGAAAACTCTACAAATAGCGTATCTGCCCTTAAAACCTCGATATTAAGCACTCTGAATACATATGCTCGTTCGAGTGAATTGAATACCTTTGGAGCGCGATTTAAGTTCTCTAAGGCAATGCGTTTAGTTGATCAAACTGACACTGCTATCACTTCAAACATCACTAGATTAGCGATGAGAAGAGATATGAGACCTGCTTTATCAGATTTAGCAACATATGAACTTTGTTATGGTAATGCATTTAATGTAAACTCATTAAATGGTTATAATATTAAATCATCTGGTTTTTCTGTTAGTGGTATAAGTGGAACTGTGTATATCTCTGATATACCAAATCCAGATAGAAAAACAGGCAGATTAATTCTCTTTAAATTACTTTCTTCTAACCAAGTTGCTATTATTAGAAATAATATTGGTACAATTGAGTATACAAGGGGTGAGATATTAATTAATGCTATCATTATTAATTCCACTATAATCAGTACTGATCAACCAGTCATTGAAATTAGCGGAACACCAAAATCTTATGATGTTATTGGATTACAGGATCTTTATTTGCAACTAGATACTAGTAACAGTTTAGTTACTATGGTTTCTGACACTATTTCTTCTGGCGCAGACGTTTCTGGTTCTAACTACGTCGTTAGTTCTAGTTTCCCTAACGGAAGAGATGATCGTGAATCTCCTTTAGTTAGAGGAGTTCCACAATATTCAACAGTTAGTGGAACAGAGGCTAATACGGTACAGGAAGTTGACACATCTTATGCAACAACCTATACAACCTCTACAACATTTAATTCTGAGCAAGTAACAGGTAACACTTCCAGCGGCAGCTATTCATACTAATGATAGAAACAAGAGCTAAAACCTACTCTGTTGTAAGTCAACAGATACCGGAACAGATTAGAAGTGAATCTCCATTATTTGGAGAATTTTTAGAGCAGTATTATAAATCACAGGAATTCCAAGGTGGTCCTGTTGATATTGCTGAAAATATAGATCAATATATTAAGAATGATTCATTTCGTCAGAAAAATCTTGTAACTTCTACGAATTTAGATGGAGCTGTTGATGCATTTGATAAAACAATTGCAGTTAACTCTACTCAGGGATTTCCCGATAGATATGGATATTTAAAAATTGGTAGTGAAATAATTACATATGAAAATAAGGATAAGAGACAGTTTTTTAATTGCAAGCGTGGTTTTAGTGCAATTACTTCTCTCTTCACTAGTACAGAAGAAGATAAGGTAACATTTAGTACTTCATCTTCTGCTTCTCATGCTGATGATGCTGTAGTAACAAACTTAAGTAATCTTTTCTTAATAGAATTTTTTAGAAAGTATAAGAGTTTATATGTTCCTGGATTAGAAGATAGATCTTTTGTTTCTGGATTGGACCAGTCTCTTTTCTCAAAGCAAGCAAAGGATTTATATGTAACAAAAGGAACTGATGATTCTTTTGAGATTCTTTTCCGTGCTTTATATGGTTCTAAAGCTGTCATTGTAAAACCATTTGAACAAACAATTAAACCTTCTGATGCTGACTATAGAATAACAGAAGATTTAGTAGTTGTTTCTTTAGATGGTGATCCTTATAGTCTTAAAGGACAAACTTTATATCAAGATAAAGTAGATGGTGTTTTGAACTATTCTTATGGTTCAATTGCTGATATAATTTCATATAATCGTAGCGGTAACACTTATTATCAAATAAGTTTAGACGCTGGTTCTGATAAAGATATTAGTGAATCTGGTTCTATCTACGGTAAGTTTAGTGTTACTCCCACAACTAGAACCGTAACTGATGAAATTGCTAGTGTTAATACATTATATGTTGATTCTACAATTGGATTTCCACCTTCAGGTACTTTAATAATAACTGTTGATGAAGCAGAATATACTGTTACTTATACAAGTAAAACTACAAATCAATTTTTAGGATTATCTGGTAATACTGCTGCTATTACTAAAAATTCATTAATTAGATTAGAATCCAGTGTTTATGGATATGATAATGATGGTAATAAAATTACTGTTAGAATTACTGGTGTAGTTTCTGATTTTATGATACCAGGACTCAGTAAACAGATGGTTGCTGGTGATTCTATTGATGTACAAAATTTAGGTACTTTAAAAGATAAAGATAAGACATTTACTGAATGGGTTTATAATGTTACAAATAGATTTAATATTGACAAAATTGAGGATATAGGTAATGGTAACATTAAGATTACTTGTCCAGAAGTACACTTACTATTTCTTGGTGATATAGTATCATTAATTAACCAATCAACCCAATCACTAACTCAAGGTAATGTTATTGACATTCCTTCAAATAAGATTGCCATTCTTAGTGGATTAGGTGCTATTGACCTTGGCGTAACATATAAAGCAAGAAAAGAACTTATTAGAGCAGAAATTCTTCCTGCTGTTAAACAACCAACTTATAAATTTAGTGCAAATGTTCAGAATGCATATGATTTAAATGTTGTTGGAATAGTTAGTGGTGTTCCATATGCTGGTCCATATCATACTCATAATGGTATGAAAATGGTTGGGCCAAAGCATACAGAGGTTCCACATGATTTCATTGAAGGTGAATCTGAACATCAAACTTATATTACATCTCCTTCTATCCCATATTATATAAATCAGCAACTTAATGCTGATTTAAGAGGTATAGATATAAAATTTGCAGCAACTTTTGCTGGAGATACTATTTCTACTTCAAGAACTCATGACTTTAAGACTGGAGATGAAGTTTATTATGTTCCAGGAACAACTCAGACTTCTACTTTAGTTGATGGTGTTGTTTCTACTTCTACTACAACACTTCCACTTAGTCCTCTTACAGAAGGTACTTATTATGCTCAAAAAATCGATGATCAATCCTTTAAATTAGCATATTCTCGTGCAAACATTGATGTAGGTAAGTTTATTACTGTAACTGGTAATAGTGCTGGTATTACAACTCATACATTTGCTAGTAGACTGCAAAATAAGGCAATTGATTCACAAAGACTGGTAAGAAGACTTACTAAACCAGTTTTTGATTCTCCTGGAAAAGATTTTACAACAACACCTGGTGAAAAAACTGGTATTTTTGTAAATGGAGTAGAATTAGCAAATTATAAGTCAAGAGATGGTATCTATTATGGTCCATTAGACGAAATTCTTGTTACAGAGGGTGGAAGTGGACATGATGTTATAAATCCACCTGAATTGTTGATTACAGACGCTGCAGGGGTTGGTGCAACTGGGCATGTCAATGTAAAGGGTTCATTTGAAAGAATTGATATAACATATCCTGGTTTTGATTACTTAGAACAACCACAAATTAAGATTTCTGGTGGTAATGGTAAAGGAGCGACTGCAGAAGCAAAAATGAGGCAAGGAATTCATGCTCCTACACTTGACGTTTCTGTTGGTATCAATACTTCTACTAATACTGTTGGATTTACAACTTATCACCTCTTTAATAATGGAGAAAGAGTATTTTATCGTCAAAATAAGGGTGGAGCAGTTGGAACAGGAACAACAAGCTTAGGTGATGGTGCAATTTATTTTGTTGGACTTGTTGATAACACAAATATCCGATTACACTCTAATTTTGAAGATGCTATTGCTGGAATTAGCACAATAGACCTTTCTGATAAAGGATCAGGTACTCAGAAGTTTGAAAGTGTTAAAAAGAAGAATGTTGTTGATCGTATATTTGTAACTAACCCTGGAAGTGGATATGAGAACAAAAAACGTACTGTTATCACTACTGGAATTAGTACTTCTAACCATTCTATCAATATTAAGAATCATGGATATGAAAATGGCGAAATTTTAACATATTCTTCTACTGGTAGTGTTATTGGTGGTTTAAATGCAAATAATCAATATAAAGTACTTGTTGTTGACAATAATAACTTCAGATTAGCAAATGCTGGAGTTGGTGGCACATTAACATCTGATTATGATAATGACATCTATGTAAATCTAACAAGTGTTGGTGTAGGTACTCATATTTTCAATTATCAACCAATTTCAGTTTCTATTAGTGGAGAAATTGGAATTAACACTGCATTGGGTGATTATCATGCCACAATGATTCCTGTTGTTAGAGGATCAATAACTTCCGTTGATTTGACTCAAAATGGAACAGGATATGGTAACTCTTCAATTATAAGTTATAATCGTCCACCAAATATTGATTTTCTCTCTGGTTCTGGTGCTGAACTTCGTCCAATCGTAAAAGATGGTTCAATTGAGCAAGTTATCGTTACTAGAGGTGGTTCTGGATATAATGCACCTCCCGAAATCATTACATCTGGTATTGGTACATATGCAGCTCTAACACCCGTTATAACAGACGGTGTAGTGACTTCTGTTAACGTTGTAAGTGGTGGTGTTGGATTTGTTACCGATAGGTCTTTCTTAAGCATAGAAACCGCTTTAAACGCTGGTGGTAGAGCACCTGTAGTTGATCCTAGAATCAAGAGATGGGAACTTGATAATGTTAATCGTTTCCGTACAAAAATTAAACTTGATGATGGATTTATGGAGAATAGTACTGCTGACTATGGTTCGCAGTTTACACACCTATATGCTCCTAGAAAATTAAGAGAAATGCTCCCATCATTGAAATTAAATGGTGAAAAGGATTATGGTACTTATGATTTGGAATATGAGAATGCTGAGGAAGTTTCAGATAACCATTCTCCAATTATTGGATTTGCTTATGACGGAAACCCAATTTATGGTCCCTATGGATTTGATAGAATAGATGGTGGCGTAATCAGGAGATTGATTCCTGGATATGAACTTAATGCTACTAGACAACTTGGACCTAGCGTTGGTGACTGGCCATTGGGTTCATTTACCAATGATTATACATTTACTAATAAAGGTGACTTAGACAAGTATAACGGGCGTTTCTGTAAGACTCCTGACTATCCTGAGGGTACATATGCATACTTTGCTACCATTGATAATTCTTCTCAGCAAGACCAAACATTTGACAAGTATTTTACACCCGTATTCCCATACGTAATTGGAGAATCATTTAAATCTAAACCAGATTCTTTTAACTTCAGTCCAGATTCAATTACTGATAAAATTGATTTAGATAAGGGTGGTTATGTAAGAAACATCTATCCATATAAGTTATCTTTCACTGCTAGTGATTATGAATATGTTTCACGTCCTGATAAGACGATTGATGAGTTTGCTTCAGTTGTTTATGCTGAACCTGGTAGAATAGAATCTGTATTCATTGAAGATGGTGGATATAATTATAAAGTTGGTGATAGGGTTGTATTTGATAATTCGGGTAGTGGTGGAGTTAATGCATCTTCGAAAGTTACAAAAGTTGCAGGTAAGAATATTGTTAAAATAGCATCTTCTATTATTAAAAAAGAAGATGTTACATTTGAAATATTACAAGACAAAAAATCAGTTCTTGCTAGAACTCAACAACCACATGATTTTAAAAATGGTGATTATGTAAGTGTTTCTGGAATATCATCACAGTCAATTATTAACTTAGATGGTGTTTATAATATTGGTGTTACTACAGCATTGTTTAAAGTTGCTACTGCTATTGGGAATACCTCTGCTACAGGTATAGTTACATATATTCCAATTAATGGAGATGTGGGAGTTCTTAATGTAGATGATGTTATTGGAATATCAACTGAACAATTGTTTGTTATAAATGTAGATACATTTAATTCAAGAGTTAGGGTTATAAGAGAATATGGTGGAACTGTTGGTACAGCATATACTGCTGGAACTATTATTGAAGAAAAACCACGTGGTTTAACTATTAACGTTGGTGTAAATACAGATTCTGATATTAAAATACAGAAGAGTACATATTTTGATCCTTCTGAAGTTGTTGGAGTTGGTACTACTTCTGGAGTTGGTATTAATAGTACTATATCAATTACAGCACCTGGTTTAGCATCTACTGATATTGCTATTCCATATAGATCGATATATCTACCAAATCATAAATTTACAACTGGACAATCATTAACTTATTCTTCTGGTGGTGGAACTGTTGTTTCAGTATCTACTAATGGTATTAGCAATTTTAACCTTCCTACTCAAGTTTATTCAATTAAATTAGGACAAAATTTAATTGGTTTAACAACAATGCCAGTTGGAGTTGGTTCTGAAGGAACATATGTTGGTGTTGCTTCTACTGCTGCTATACAACTTTATTTCCATAATGTTGGTGCTGGTGTAACACATTCATTAACAACTACAGATACTCAACTTACTGGTATTTTGGAGAAAGTAGTTGTTACAGCAACAGCAACTACTGCACATGGACTTGGGGTTGGTGATACTGTATTTTTAGATGTATTACCTGGAATTACATCTTCTTACAATATTAAGTACAGTAATTATAATAGAAAAGTAACAGTAGGTTTAGCAACGTTCTTACAAAGTAATGTAAGTACTACTAATGATACAATTAGTATTGTTAATCATGGATTTAATACTGGTGATCAAGTTATATACGAATCAACTAGCGTAGTGTCTGGTTTAACTACTAGTGGTACTTATTATGTTATTAAAGACAATTCTGATACTATTAAATTAGCATCAAATTATTATAATGCAACAATTCAATATCCTGAGCATATATCATTAGCATCCACTGGTGGAGCAGTATTACACTCTTTACTTCCAGTTAACCCACTTATTAATTTAACTAGAGGGCAAAAATTAGAATTTAATGTTGCTGATAGTTCACTTTCTAATGTATCTGGTGGTACAACTTATTCTGCGTTCTCTGTTAAGTTCTTTAGAGATAAGGATTTTAAACATGAGTATTTAACTGCAACTCCTGATCAATTTGATGTTACTAGTAGTGGAAATGTAGGTATAACAGGAGGAAGAGTATTTTTACAAACAAATGCTAGAACTCCAGAGTTTCTTTATTACTCTTTGAAACCAGTTAATCCAGATAGAATTACTACAGTTCAATCTGAGATTATTACTGACAAAAAAGTTAAAAATTATAATACTATTAAATTAGTTGATTCTCTTTATGATGGGGAATTTAAAATTTCTTCAATGGGTTCAACAACATTTACATTTAATGTTCCTAATGAACCAGAGAGTTCTGTATATACGGATGTATTAAGTGATATTTCATATGAGACAACTTCTGCTGGTGCTTTAGGTGGAATAGCAGATATTAAAGTAACAAATAGGGGTTTTGGATATCATACAATACCTGGTATTTCTACAATACGTAGATCATATATTGGTACTGCTGCGACTACTTATGGGGATGGTTGTGTATTAAGAGTAGAAAGCAATTCAATTGGACAGGTTAAATCAACTCAAATTGATAATCCTGGTTTTGAATTCCCATACGATCAAACGTTACGTCCAACTGGAGCATTACCAAGTCTCTTTAAGGTTGATAGATATAGATCATTAGATCATATTGGATTAAGTTCTGGTGGGCATAATTATTCCACTCCACCAAAAGTAATTGTTAAAGATAGGGTAAGTGATCAGATTATTACCGAAGTGGAAGTTAAGACAGAAGTTAGTGGTTCTGTTGGTGTTTCTAGTGTTAATATCGTTAATAATACTAAGAGATTACAAGACCCATACCCAACTATAATACCTATTCACAACTCCAACGGAGTTGGTATTGAAACTATTGGATTTACAACTTCTACTGCAACTGTTGAACTTACTCTTGATACTGATTTTTCTACAGGAATGGATTTCCCATTTGCAGTTGGAGATAAGGTTTTAGTTGAGGGTGTTGGTATTGCTACTACTGGATTTGGATATAATTCCAGTGAATACAATTACAACCTTTTTACACTTAATTCTGTAACACCTAATCTTGGTGGTGCTAATCCAAAGGTTACTTTTATCCTAGAAAATGATAATCCTGGTGAATTTAACCCAGATGCGTCTTCTGGACGGGTTGTACCGGAGAAACATTTCCCTGGATTTATTCCAGTAACTAGAAAAGGTGATTTTAGTATTAAAGAGAAAATTACTCAAAAAACACTTACAGGTACAAAAACTGGTACTGTAGTTGGATGGAATAGGAATAACAATACTCTTAGAATTGCTACGAGTGATGTATTTGAATCTGGCAAAGAAATTGAGGGTGATTCATCTAATCAAGTTGGATTTATTCAATCTATTGAAAGATTTGACTCTACATTTGATGTTGGACCTCTTGTAGAACAGAAAAAGGGATTCCATGAGGTAACTGGATTCTTAAATGATTCTAGACAAAGAATTCATGATAATGACTATTATCAAGCATTTGCATATTCAATTAAGTCTCCTATTCAATATTCTAGTTGGAAAGATGTAGTTAGTGAGATTGTTCATACTAGTGGATTTAAGAAGTTCTCTGATATGGAACTTGAGTCTTTTGAAGGAAGACCTAAGGACGCTGATGAACAAGGTGATGGATCATATGGAACTGGAGGTATTGGGTTCCCTAATGCTGGTATTGGCGCTGCTGCTGCAAATGCTGCTAGTGGTCAAGAAGTTTCTGTTAAAGTTGATTTGATATCTGTTACTGATGTAGATACTCTTTTAGATTATGATAATGCAAGTGAATTAACTGTTGAAGTTGCAGGTGTTAGCACTGAAAACCAAATAACAGTATCTAAACAGATTGTTTTAGAAAATAGAATTCTTACCAATTATGAAGAAGCAAGAACTAACAGAGTTCTCTCAATTGATGATATTGGTGATGATTTTCACAGTGTACCTAGAACTGATCCATTCCAGAAGTTTGATTCTATAACTAAGGACAAGTTTACTAGTCATCGTTATTTCTATAATATAAAAGACACTCGTTATAATGGAGAAAATCAGTGTGGTTTTGTAAATGTTATTACAGACGGAACTTATGCATATCTCAATCAATATAGTGTTGATAGTCAAGGACAACTAGGTACTTTTGATTATGTGTTTAGTGGAGCATATGCCAACTTTAACTTCTATCCAACTAAGTATGAATTAAACAATTATGTTATTGATTTCATTTCTGTTGATTTCAATAAAATGCCAGGTATTGGAACAGGAGCTATTACAGGAACTGGTTCGACTAGTGTAGGTGATCTGGTTACAATAAGTGGATTTACAACTACAACTGCTATTGGTGGTGGAACTACAATTTGGCAAGCAAAGGCTTCTAATTCTGCTGCCAACAAGCTTATAGTAGAAGTTACAGCAGATGCTCATGGTATAAGCACTCATATGTTAACTGAAGTTAACGTTATACCTGGATCTAATAATGCGTCTACAGGATTTGTTGATTATGCACCTTTAGCAACTGGTGGTTTTATTGGAACCTTTGGTGTACAGACATCAGGATTAACTAATCTGAATTTTTATCCTAGTTCTGGTATTACTACCAACTGTGGTGTTAAAGTTATTGATTATCAACTTAATAAGGGTGTCACTGGTGTTGGTACTACTTCAATGGTAGAATCACTGATGGGTTCTTTCTATACATCAATCACTGCTTCTGGAACTCCTGGTGAGAATAAGATTTGTGGATTTACTAGCACTGAGTATGAGGGTGCTTATTGGATAGTTTCTATAGAAGATACTACTAATAGTAAATCTGCTTTACAAGAAGTACTTACAATACAGGCAACTGATGGTTCAGTAACTCAAATGTATGAAACACATTATGGAGAAATACTGTCATACGATGATGGTAATTCAACTATGGATGTTGGACTAGGGACAGTTGGTGCTGGATTCTCTGGTAGTGAATTCTGTCTCTATTATACTCCTAATGCTAATATTGCAACTAAGGTTAGAGTATTTGGACAAGCAGTAGAAGATCAAAGAACTGAGGTTGGTATTAATACAATTCCTATAGGAATAAATGGAATTGGACAATTACGTAATGGTGAAGGTAATTATACCGGTACTTTATCTGTTGTCAAACGTAGTTTTGATCTTACTCATAGAAATAGACCAATCTTCTATAAATTCTGGTCTCCTGATACCGATACAACAGTTGTTGATAAAAACGCTAATACCATACAATTTGCAGACCATTTCATGGTTACTGGTGAGAAACTCACTTATAAGTATGATGGTACTGGTATACAGACAAGTGGTGGTACAATTCCTTCGACAGTTTATGCTGTAAAGGTTAGTGAAGATTTAATTAAACTTGCACCTACTGCTTCTGATGCTTTAGCAACACCTGCAACTGTTTTAGATTTTACTACCGTTGGTGCTGGTGCATCACATTCCTTCACACAAGATAAGCAAAATACTAAGGCATTAGTTGCTTTAGATAACAATATTCAGTCACCTATTGTATCTACTGGTGTTACTGTTGGTTTAACAAGTACTATGAGTGCTAATCAAATTAATTGTCAGATAACTGGTATTGGTTCTATGGTCGCTAGTGATTTAATTAAGATTGATGAAGAATTTATGAGGGTTAAATCAACCGGTTATCAACTTGCAGATCAATTACTTGTTGATAGAGGATGGTTAGGTAGTGATAAAGGAATTCATACTTCTGGTGCAGTTGTAACCAAATATAGTGGAAATTACACTATTATTGATAATGCAATTAACTTTGTTGAACCTCCATATGGTGAAGAAGGTTATGCTGGATTATCAACACGTTCTACTTTCCAAGGAAGAGTATTTGTTAGAAGTGCTGAATCAGATGATAGTGTTGCTTATGAAAATAACTATCTCTTTGATTCACTCTCGAAAGATTTTACTGGTATTGCTAAAACATTCACAATAACTCAAGACGAATCCAATATTACTGGTTTCTCCACTAATAATGGTATAGTTCTTCTAAATGAAATATTCCAGGGACCAGGTGTTGATTATAGTATTAGTGTTGGTGCTGGTGGTACAACAACTAAAATAGCCTTTACTGGTACTGGTTCTTCTGTAGCAGCGGATCTAAACGTCGGTACGCTTCCTAGAGGTGGAGTTCTTGTTAATGTTGGTTCTTCTGAGGGAATGGGATATCAACCACTTGTTGCTGCTGGTGGTACTGCTGTTATTTCTGCTGCTGGTACAGTTTCATCTGTATCCATTGCAAATAGTGGTAGTGGTTATAGAATTGGTATTCAGACAGTATACGTAGGAGTTGGTACTTCTGGTGCTGCTGGATATCCAAATAGAACTGCTATTGGTACTGCTATTGTTGATTCGGGATACATTACAAGTATTAATGTAACTTCTCCTGGTACTGGATTTACATTTACAAATCCACCTAAAGTTTGGATTGATGCTCCTACAGGATATGAGAATATTCCTTTAGTTGCTGCAGGTGGTTCTACTACAACTGGAGTTAATGCAACAGTTGATATTACAGTAGGATTGGGTAATAGTGTAACACAATTTACTCTTAATAATACTGGACGTAATTATGATGTTGGTGATGTATTAACTGTTCCTGCTAATACAGCGAACTTTGCTGGAATACCAACAACTGGAACTCCTGCTAATTTCAAGGATTTCCAAATTATTGTTGAATCCGTACATGATGATAAGTTTACTGGTTGGACATTTGGAAAGTTGGAAGTTCTGGATAACTTTAGTTCATTCTTTAATGGTGTTACTAAGTCCTTTACTATTACTAAAGATGGTGTTCCTGTTTCACTTATATCTGCAAAAGGTTCTCCAATTAGAATTCAAGATAACTTAATTATCTTTATTAATGATATTTTACAAGACCCCGGAGTTTCTTATAAATTTAGGGGTGGTAGTGTTATTGATTTTCTTGAAGCACCTAAAGAAGGTGATATCTTAAAAGCATATTATTTTAAAGGTTCGGCAATAGACTCTGTATTTGTTGATACTATTGAAACTATTAAGAAAGGTGATATTGTTAGATTACGTGATGAGGCTACTAGATCATCTACATTTGGTTTAGAACAAACAGGTCGTATTGTTAGTGGTATCCAAACTGCTGATACTTTTAAGACAGTTCAGTATTTTGGACCTGGAATTACGACTGATACTGCATTTGAACGTCCTATAACTTGGACTAAACAAAGAGACGATATTGTTGTTGATGGTGTTTATGTTGGTAAAGGTAGAATCATTAATGAATCTGCTATTACTCCAGTAACTCGTATTATTCAGAATGTAGGTATTGGTTCAACTACTATTTTTGTCCAAAGTATTCGTCCTTTGTTTAATGATAAGCAGGAAAATTATAGTGGTAGTTCTTTAAATTTAGTTATTAATGATGAGAATGCAGATAAAGTTTCTGCTGCAGCAACTGCTATTGTTTCTGATACAGGAACAATTAGTCTTGATTTGACTGCATCAGGACTTGGTTATACTGCTGCTCCTACTGTTTCTATTAGTACTTATTCAGGTGTAATAATTGGTGCTGCTGCTACTGCAACAGTTAGTGCTGCTGGAACAATTACTGGAATGACTATTACTAATGCAGGTACTGGTTATACTAATACATCAATACCAATGGTTCTTCTTGGAGAACCAACTGGAGTTGCTGATACTCTTGGTACTCCAGTACTTACAGGTGACTTTGGTATTATTGCTGGTGTTGCTGCTACAACCGTTGGTACTGCTAAAACAGGACTTGTACTTGATTTGTTCACTGATATGGTTATGAGAAATGCAGCACGTGTTGGTACTGCTATTACTCTTTCTCAGATAACAGCTGGTGATTTCTTCTACTTACACAATACTAGTGTTGGTGCTGGAGTAACATCCTATGAAGATGTTAATGGTACAAGTGCAGTTGGTGTTGGTACTACTCATTTAGATAACATATATCGCTGTCAGGCAGTTGAATATGGTGAAAGTGTTGTAATTGGTATTGGTACAACTGGAGTACAAAGAGTTACAGTTAGTGTTTCTTCATCAGAAGGGTTTGCAACTCCATTGATGAATAACTACTTTGGTAATTATAGTTTTGGTAAATTAACTGGAGTTACTAGAGATAGTGACCCTCATGCATTTAGTGTAGTGACTAGTAATGGTATTACAGGGTTATCTACAGCACCTGTAATTAGAAGATTGAGAAACATCAAACGTTCTTACTAAATAAAGAAAAAAGTCTAAAAATGTCTGCTATTATAACAGATCAATTGAGGGTCTTGAATGCTGCTAATTTTGCGGCAGGCATCAAGACAACAACTAATAGCTATTATAGTTTTATCAATTTGCCTAATGCAACTGATGTTCAATCAGATTGGGATAGTAATGTTCCTGATCCTATTGATTCTTTCTTAGAAGAAGATAGATATTGGGATACTATGATTGCATTGAAAAAGATCAATGCTGGAGATGTAAAAAGGGTTATAAGAAAACTTAGTTGGACTTCTGGTACAACATACGATTACTATAGACACGATTATAGCAGAAATAATACTGCTGGACAAACTGGTTCGTCTAATTTATATGGTGCAAATTATTACGTAATGAATAGCGATTATAGAGTTTATATCTGTGTTGCTAATGGTTACGACCCAGATAACTTATTAGGTAAACCGTCTCTTGATGAACCTCTTCACACAGATTTGGAACCAAAAGCTGGTGGTACTAGTGGTGATGGTTATCTTTGGAAGTATCTCTATACTATTAACCCAGGAGATCTTGTTAAATTTGAATCAACTAATTTTATCCCAGTTCCTGATAATTGGGAATCAACAACCAACGCAAATATTACTGCTGTAAGAGGTAACGCTGCTCTTTCTGGTAACCAGTTAAAGAATGTAGTTATTACTAATAGAGGTGCTGGTTATGGTAATGCTGCTACTTATACTAATGTTCCTATTAATGGAAATGGTAACGGTGCAAAATGTTCTGTAACAGTTAATGCTTCTGGACAAATTGAATCTATTAGTGTTACTCAAGGTGGTGATGGTTATACCTACGGAACAGTTGATTTAACTGCTGGTGGTATTACAAACACTTCTGGTAGTACTGATGCTACATTTATTGTTGTTATACCACCACAAGGTGGACATGGTGCAGATATTTACCGTGAATTGGGAGCAACTAGAGTTCTTATTTATTCTCGTATTGAGAATGATGATTCTAACCCAGACTTTGTGACTGGTAATCAGTTTGCAAGAGTTGGTATGATTAAGAATCCAGAAGAAACTTCTTCTGCCACTGTTATTACCACAACTCAAGCTAGTGCAGTATATGCTTTGAGATTGACTGGTGCTGGTGTTACAGCAGCAACATTTACTGCTGATGCTAGAGTCCGTCAGACAGTTGGTGTTGGTTCAACTGCTGTTGGACAAGTTGTTTCTTGGGATGCAAATACAAGAGTATTAAAGTACTGGCAGTCTAGTGCTCTTGCTGGATTTACTACTGCTGGTATAGCGAAAACAAATCCTGACTATGGATTTGAGTTACATGACTTTGCTTCAACTGTAGCAACAGGAGGAACCACGACTGTTAGTGGTGGTTCTGTTGATCTATCGATAGATCTTGACTACACAGGTATAACTACTGTAATAAATAATAAAACGTATAACCTGGGACAAGCCTTTACAAATGGTGTTGCTCCCCCAGAAGTTAAAAAATACTCTGGTGAGATTATATACGTTGATAATAGGGCATCTATCACTAGATCCACTAATCAGAAAGAAGACATCAAAATTATTGTAGAGTTCTAAATCGATGCCACAGCAAACGAATTTAAACGTATCGCCATACTTTGACGATTTTAGTGCATCTAGCGACTTTCATAAGGTGCTATTTAAGCCTGGTTATCCAGTTCAGGCTAGGGAATTAACGACTCTACAATCTATTCTCCAGAATCAATTAGAGCAATTTGGAGACCATACCTTTAGGGAAGGTTCTAAAGTAATACCTGGACAAATTTCATATCAATCGGATTATTATGCTGTTGAAGTTGAGGCAGCATATTTTGGTATTCCAGTATCTTTTTATGCTGATAAATTAGTTGGTAAAAGAATTAAAGGTGAAGTATCTGGAGTTACTGCAAAAATAGTTAATTATATTAGTGATTCAGAATCAGATAATGGTAATTTAACATTTTATGTCCAATATGAGAAGTCCTCTACAACTTTTTCTGGGCAAACTTTTCAAGATGGTGAAACACTTTTAACTCTAGCATCGATTACTTATGCAAATACTTTAATTGCATCAAATGAGGGATTTGCTAATGCAATTCCAACAAGTGCAACTTCTGTTGGAAGTGCTGTACAGATTACAGAGGGTGTTTATTTTCTTCGAGGAAATTTTGTAAGAGTTGCTAAACAAACACTTATTCTTGATCAATATTCCAATACTCCTTCATATAGAGTTGGATTAAATGTAGTAGAAGAGATTGTAACTGCTGGTACAGATGAATCTCTATATGATAACGCTAATGGATTTAGTAATTTTGCTGCTCCTGGTGCTGATAGATTAAAAATATCTGCAGTTTTAGCGAAAAAAGAACTTGATGAACTTAATGATGAGAATTTTGTTGAAATTATGCGTCTGGATGATGGCGAGAAGCAATATTTCCATGATGATTCACAATATTCTTTAATTAGAGATGCTTTAGCTAAGAGAACATTTGATGAATCTGGTAATTATTATGTAAAACCATTTAACGTTAAAGTCAGAGAATCTTTAAACGATAGAAAAGGAAATAAGGGAATTTATCTTCCTGGACAAACTACTCAAGAAGGTAACACACCATCTAGTGATTTGATGATATATCAAATTAGTCCTGGTAAAGCTTATGTCCGTGGATATGATATTGAGACTATTAGTAATACGAACCTCGATGTTCCTAAAGCAAGAACAACAAAAGAAATTAAAGATATTGGAGTAGATTATAATACTGGTTCTCAGTTTATTGTAAACAATGTATATGGAGCTCCTAATGTTGGTTTGGGAACTACATCATATGTTTCTTTAAGAGATCAAAGAATTGGTGGTACTTGGAAAGCTGCTGCAGGATCAGAAATTGGTAGAGCAAAAGTATATAATTTCTCTGCGGAAACGATTAATTTGAATTGGGGTGAGCATGGATTAAATCATTGGGATTTGCGCTTATTTGATATCCAAACATTCACCACACTGGGCATTAGTACATATATTGATATTTCCCTACCTGCTCGCATTACGGGCAATTCTAGCGGCGCTGAGGGGTATGTGACGGCTGCTGTGAGTCAAGGTAATAGTTTAACTGTATATTGTAATAATGGTAGTTTTGTTACAGATGAATCATTTAAAGTTAATGGTGAGGATGTAGGACCAGTTATTAAGACTGTTAGAGATTATGGATTGAATGATGTGTTCTCTGTTCATTCATCCGAAGCTATTGGTAACTTAGGTGTTGGACAAACATTTAATGCTGACTTTAATTTAACAAAGAATGTAATTCCAATAGCAGATACTTTTAATGGAATTAATCCAACATTTATTATTACTGCAGGAAACCAAGGTATTTCAACTGTAACAAGTCCTGGAAATAATTTTGCTGGTATTATAACTGCTGGTAATTATGTTGGTTATTCTGCAGTTGGATTCAATACTGAAACATATAATAGAGTTACTGCTGTTTCTGCTGATGGTAATTCACTTACAGTTGTAGCAGTAACAAATGTTCCTGGACAAGCTGCTGGTGCTCTTCCAACTACAGAGGTTAATACTCAGGGATTGTCTATTCGTTCTTTAAGTAATGTATTAAAGAGTAATAATTCTTTCATTACTAGATTACCAAAATCAAATATCAACGATATTGACATATTAAATTCATATTTGATTGTTAAGAAGCAATTTAGGAATGTAACGGTAGCAAATAATGAAATTGCTATTGGGCAATTTAGTATAGGTTCTGATTATACATATCAACCATTTACTCCACAAAGGTATATCCTTGCTTATAGTAATGGTAAAAAGGAGGCATTAACTGCTGATAAGGTTCAGTTTAGTGGAGGGATGAAGAACTTGAAGTTCGTAAATCTCTCGGTTGCTGCTGATTCAGCTGCAAGAGTAGATGTAACTCTCAAAAAAGATAATCCATCTTCTAAAGAAAAGAGATGGACTACTGGTACCACTATAATTACAAGATCTAAGAAACGTGGTTCTGGTACATCTGTTCAAAGTCTTAAGAATGGATTGACATATAGTAATCTATATGGTACTCGTGTAGAAGATGAAGAGATATGTTTGAATGTACCAGATGTAATGAAGATTCTTGGAGTATATGAATCTAATGATATGGCAGATCCAGATTTGCCATCTATTACAATGACATCATTGTCTGGTCCAAATGGTACAACAGCAGATTTAACTGTTGGTGAAGAGATAACGTCTTCAAATAATTCTGTTGCTGTTGTTGTAGAAATAATAAATTCTAGTAAAATTGGAATTTCATATATTACTACTAATACACCAATTCAAATTGGTAATGTAGTAACTTTCAAATCATCAGGAATTCAAGCCACTGTTACTGCTCAAACTAATGGTGATAGAAATATTACTGATAAGTATGAAGTAGATTCTGGACAAAGATCTTCTTTTTATGACTATGGAAGAATTATAAGAAATGGTGGAGAAGCAGAACCTTCAAATAGATTAAAGATAGTTTATCAATATTATACAGTTCCTGCTGATGATACTGGAGATATCTTTAGTGTTAATAGTTATGATTCTGATAGATTTGATAATGATATCTATTATATTGATGCTCAACTTACAGATAGATTAACTGATTATATTGATATACGTCCTAGAGTATCAACATATAATCCTGCAACTGCTACAAAATCACCATTTGAATTTGATTCAAGAGTTTTTAGTGGAGAAGGACAAGCCCCTCCTAACATTCTTTCCGATGATGAGAATTTAAATATAACATTTACTTATTATCTACCAAGAATTGATAGAATATTCTTAACAACTAACGGTTCTTTCCAAATTCAAACAGGTATACCTGCTGATAATCCAGTTGCTCCTGAAGGTGTAAGTGGTGCATTAGATGTTGGAACATTGGTAGTACCTGCTTACACATATGAATCAAATCAGGTTAGGACTCTTCTTAAATCATATAAGAGATATCGGATGTCCGATATTGGTAGACTTGATCAAAGAGTTAAGAATCTTGAATATTATACAGCACTTTCAATGCTTGAAAGTGATACTAAGAACATGTCCATTAAAGATGCTAATGGATTAGATAGATTTAAGTGTGGATTTGTAGTAGATAATTTCCAGAATGGAACTGCTCAGAGTAAGTTGGATCCAGATTTTAATGCTTCTATTGATAAAAATAAGGGAGAAATGCGTCCATCGCATTATACAACTGCAGTTGATCTTCTTTTAGGAACTAATACTATTATTGGTATCGGACAAACTGCTGACCCAGCACAAGATTATGGATTTGCTACTGATTTGATTGGTAGTGGATGCCGCAGAACTGGTGATTTAGTTACTCTTGATTATAGTGAAACATTATCTTTACAAAATAAATATGCATCTAGAACAGAGAATTGTCAACCATTCGGGATAGATTTCTGGGGTGCAAGTTGTGAAATGAACCCATCTTCTGATTGTTGGGTAGATCCTAGAAAAGGTGATGTTAGAGATATTAACATCGATGGCGATTATGAAGTTGTTTGTCCTAATCCACAGGATTTTGATGAGAATGCAGGACTCATTGATTCAGTTTGGAATTGCTGGCAGACAGACTGGATTGGTATTGATGTATCAACAATGGTTACTAATGATACAAGAGCAGTCCTTCTTGATGCAATGCCTAGGTTAAATACGAGAATTGCAAGTGGTCGTAGTAGAGAAAGATGGCCTACTGGTATTGCTGATGGACTTAAAAATGTTCAAGTAAGATCACAGGATGTAAATGTTAAAGTAGCAACTAAAGATACTGCTGCACCTACGCTCAACTCTATAACTGGACTTACTGGAAGGACTATAGAAAGAATTAATTCTGAAACTATTGGAGATAGGGTTGTTGATCGTGAGAATATTCCATTAATGCGTTCAAGGAACATTGAATTTATTATTAGAAATGCCAAACCAAGAACTCAGATGTATGCGTTCTTTGATGGACAAGATATATCAGCATGGTGCTTCCCTAAACTTCTAGAAATAACAATGGAAAGTGGAGTATTCCAAGTAGGAGAGGAAGTCTGGGGTAATGGAAGTGGATTTATTGGTAATGCTGGTGGTGATTTAAGATTTAGAGTTGCTACTCCAAACCATAAGTATGGACCATATAATGCTCCATCTGATACTTATAAAATAAATCCATATGATGACAATCAAAGTATTGCTGAAGTTTATACTTCCACATCAACTATTTTAAACGTAGATACATTTAGTCTACAGTTACAACCACAAGGGCAATATTATGGATATGTTGCTGGTGGTGAGATGAGACTCAGAGGACTTAGTAGTGGTGCTGAAGCATACCTTTCGGTTTCTCGTTTAATAACAGATAATGTTGGTACTCTTATTGGTTCCTTCTTTATTCCTGATGCAAAATTTGAGGAAAATCCAGAATGGACTAGTGGAGCTAAAACAATAAGATTTACATCATCTCCTGTTAATTCACTAATTCCAGGAACAACAACAACAGCTGTTGAAAAGAATTATGAAGCTTGTGGTTTTATTGAAACTCTTCAAGATAACTGTATTAACACTAGAACTGAGGAACATTACTGCGGTCTAATTGACAACAGGATTCTTACAGACAGACAAAGGCGTATCCCATTAAAAGATCCTGGAATCATTAAAGAAAATACATCAACTGTTCAACGTGCGTTGATGTCGAAGTACTACGATCCACTTGCACAAACATTTGATGTTAGTGAACCAAATGGTATATTCTTGACTTCTGTTGATTTGTTCTTCTCAAATAAGGATGCGGAACTTCCTGTTAGTGTAGAAATTAGAACAGTTGAATTGGGATCTCCAACAACTACTATTATTCCTTTAAGTAAGAAAGAACTTCTTCCTGCAGATGTTAATATATCTGCAGACGCATCTGCTGCCACAAAATTTACATTTGATTCTCCAATATATCTAGAAGGTGCTGGTAATGAATATTCAATTGTAGTTCTATCTCCATCTACTGAATATAATGTTTGGATATCTAGATTAGGAGAGGAGGATGTATCTACTCTTGGAATAGGAGAAGCACAGAAGATACTTATTACACAACAACCTCATCTTGGTTCGTTGTTCAAGTCACAGAACGCATCTACCTGGACTCCTTCACAACTTGAAGGTCTTAAATTCAATCTTTATAGAGCAGAATTTACTGCTGGTACTACAGGTACTGTCAATTTCTTTAACCCAGAACTTAATATTGGAAATAATGAGATTGTAGAATTATCTAACAATCCAGTTACAGCATTATCTAAGAGAGTTACACTTGGATTAACTTCTTCTATTAGTGATACTATTACTACACTTGGTATTACTACTGGTGTTGCTATTGCCCAAACTGGTTCTGGTATTTCAGGTGGTGTTGGTAATATTATTGCGATTGGTGGTTCAGTTGTAAGTAGTGGTTCTACGCTTTCTTTATTAGCAATTAATCCAGGTACTGGATATACAGTTGCGACTACAGAAGCAATTCAACCATATACAATTACTGGTACAGGTTCCGGATTGAAAGTTACGGTTCAGGTATCTGTAGCTGGTTCTGTTTATCAGGATCCTAATAATAAAGCAGGAACTGTTGGACTTGTTAGTGTAACGGATGGTGGTAGAGGATATAAGATTGGAGATATTGTTGGTATTCCAACTGCTTCAATGAATGGTATTGGAACAGGAGCACAACTTTCAATTGTTTCTATTGGATTTACAAATACATTATTCTTGGACAATGTTCAAGGAGACTTTGTTGCTGCTGGTTCTAGTTTGACATATGTTACTAATACTGGCATCAGATCTGAAATTAATGGGACTGGTTCTAATGTAACTATTCTTTCTGGACAAGCGATTAACGATCCATATTATGATGGTAAGACACTTAAGGTTCGCCATAAAAATCATTCTATGCATGAATCTAACAATCTTGTTAAGATTGATGGAGTTTTGAGTGATGTTCCTCCATCACCAATAACAGCTGCTTATGGAAGAGAAAGTACTGGAGATCTTATAGTTTCTGCTGGTGCTGCATTCACTTCCTTCGAGAATGTTGGAGTTGGTACTACTAATCCTGGATATATTAAGATTGAAAATGAAGTTATTAAGTATACATCTATTAATGGAAATACTATTAGTGGAATTACGAGAGCACAGGAAGGAACTCTTGCGTTTACTCATCCAATAAATGCTCTTGTATATAAGTATGAGTTTAATGGAGTATCTCTAAGGAGAATTAATAAAACTCATAATATGTCTGAGGTAGCAAATCAAGGATCTCATCCAATAACAATGGATAGTTATTATGTTGGTATTGATATGGATGCAACTTCTTTTGATAATGTTTCTATTGGTACTAATAGGCATAATAGTGGTGGTGGATTCCCAAGTCTATACTTTAATCAAGAAAAGACTGGTGGTGATTCAAGAATCTTTGCTTCTCAAAATATTCAATATGAAGTTTTAACGCCTAATTTCCAAACACTCACTCCAAAAGGAACATCAATTAATTCTAGAGTTAGAAGTGTTACTGCACGTAGTGTAAGTGGTATTGAAACATCATTTGAGGATAAGGGTTATTCATCTATTGTTCTTAATGAATCTAATTTCTTTGATACTCCTCGTTTGGTTGCTTCTAAGGTGAATGAAGATAGTAAATTAACATCATTACCTGGATACAAATCTTTGAATATACAATGTGATTTAGATAGTAACGATCCTGCAATATCTCCAATAATTGATATTGATAGGGTAAGTGCTATTTTAACAACCAATAGAATTGATGACACTGTTGATATCTTTGCTACAAATAGTAAAGTTAAGACTCCTGGAGAAGATCCTACTTCTGCAACTTATGTTACTAAGAATATAGGACTTAAAGTTCCTGCTACTGGTATTAAAGTTCTATTCTCTGCTAACAGAGCAGCAACTTCTGACATAAGAGTTGCATATTCTCTGTTCAGACAAGATGATGCTGAGAATATTTCTCGTTATGAACTCTTCCCTGGTTATGATAATAGAGATGAGAATGGTGCAATTATTGAAGCTAAGTATAATTCAGGACTTCCTGATGTCTTTGTACCACCTTCTTCTAGACGTAGTGATTTCCGTGAATATGAATTTACTATTGATGACTTGAAAGAGTTTAATGGATTTAAGATTAAAATTATGATGACTGGTACTAACCAGGCAACTCCTCCTAGGGTCAGAGAATTTAGAGCAATTGCATTGTCATGATACCTGTAAAAGATAATCATCATCTTTACAGAGATGAAGAATCAAATGCAATTGTTTCCACTGATATGACTGAGTACAAAAAGTACATTTCTGCTAGAGATCAAAAGAAAAGTGAGAAAGCAGAATTAGATGAACTTAAAAGTGAACTTAAAGAAATCAAAGAAATGTTAAGGAATTTATCAAATGGCAACTAGAACCTTTACATTTGATTCACAATCTGATTACCCACCAGTATCTGATTTGGTAATAAACGTTGGTGCGTCATTTACTTGCACTTATACTGTTAATGTTCCTGCTGGTAGTGCATATGATTTCACAAATTATACAAATTTGTCAGGACAGATGGCAAAGCACGTTGGTGCTGCAGCAACTCAAACTTTCACTTGTGGATTTACTAGTGCTTATGATGGTAAATTCCATATTGGTTTGACTACTACACAGACATCAGAATTAGCAGACGGTAGATATTTCTATGACGTAAATGCGAAGACTGGAACAACGGTAAATAGAATAGTAGAAGGACAAATTATAGTTAGAGGTGGTATATCTTCTACCCTTTAATAAATAATTAGAAAATTGGGAATATGGCGAAGCCTGCTTCTAGATCCGAACTTATAACATATGCTAAGAGGCAACTGGGTGAGCCAGTAGTCGAAGTTAATGTTGCGGATGAGCAATGCGAAGATTGCCTCGATGATGCTTTTCAGATGTTTCAGGAGAGGCATTATGATGGTGTCATGAAGATGCCTTTGAAATATAAAATAACTCAAGATGATATTGATAGAGGAAGGGCAAGAGGTGGTAATAATTCAATCGGTATAGTAACTACAACAGGAACATCAACTGTTGGAATATCTACCACTTTTGATTTTGAAGAGAATTCTAATTTTATTCAACTACCAGATACTGTAGTTGGTGTTGAGAAAGTCATGAGATTCGATGGTTCGAACACAATGACTAATAATATGTTTAGTGTGAAGTATCAATTATTCTTGAATGATGTCTATTACTGGGATTCACTAGAATTATTAACATATTCTATGGTGAAGACAAAGTTATCTGATATTGACTACTTATTGAATACAGAGAAGCAAATCAGATTTAATATTAGACAGGGAAGATTATATCTTGATGTTGATTTTGGTGAATTAACAGTAGATGATTATCTTATTATTGAATGTTATAGAATATTAGATCCATCAGATTTTACAAAGGTTTATAATGATAGGTTTGTCAAGAGATATTATACTGCTCTACTTAAGAGACAGTGGGGACAAAACCTTATTAAGTTCCAAGGAGTTAAACTTCCAGGTGGTATTGAGTTGAATGGACGTCAAATGTATGATGATGCCCAACTTGAAATAGATAAAATTAATGAGGAAATGCTACGTACTTATGAGATTCCACCTCTTGATATGATAGCATAATGGCATTAAATCCGTTCTTCACTCAAGGTACTCGTAACGAGCAAAACCTTCTTCAATCTCTCAATAATGAGATGATTAAGGTTTATGGTGTCGAATGCTATTATATTCCTCGTAAATATCTGACGACTAATACCATAATCAAAGAGGTAGTACAGTCGAAATTTGATGATGCTTATCCATTAGAAGCATACGTCAACAACTATGATACTTATCAAGGAAATGGTAGAATACTTTCGAAGTTTGGTGTTGAAGTACAGGATGATATTAACCTTGTTATATCAAGAGAAAGATTCGAAACGTATATCCAACCTCTTATCAGAAATGAAACGGGAATTAAATTATCCTCCAGACCGAAGGAAGGAGATCTCATTTGGTTCCCACTTGACGATAGACTATACGAAATCAAGTTCGTCGAACATGCGAAGCCCTTCTATCAACTAAAAGAACTTTATGTCTACGAATTACAGTGTGAAGTCTTCCGTTATGAAGACGAAACGATTGATACTGGAATTGGTACTATTGATGACGAAACAACAGAAATTGGATACTCACAAACTCTCACACTTACTGGTGTCGGAACAACAGCTACTGCTGTCACCTCATTTAGAAACGGCGGTGTTCAGTTCATTGATCTCATTAATCCTGGAAATGGATACAGGGCAACCCCTACAGTTGCAATTTCTTCTGCTCCATCTGGCGGCATTACAGCTACTGCTGTAGCAATAACAACTAGTAAGATAGGACTTACTACATCATTTGCTATTGAAAGTATTAGAATTACAGATCCTGGTGCTGGATATTTGGAACCACCATTTATAACATTTGCTGGTGGAGGAGGAACAGGTATTGCTGTAACAGTTGGTATAGCAACTACAGGAACTGTAGGTATTGTTACTATTACTGAGGGTGGTGCAGGATACTATGGAACTACTCCCACAATAACTTTCAGTGCTCCTGGAACAGGTACTACAGCACTTGGTGAAGTAGTCGCTGTTGGAGGCACTATACGCTCTGCTAGACTATCTAATGCTGGTGCTGGATATACTGGTGGTGATACAATTACTGTTACTATTAGCAATCCAGGATTACTTGGTTCTGGAGACTTCTACTTCAATGAGGAGGTTACAGGTGGAACCACAGGAACCAAAGCAAGAGTTAAATCTTGGGACGCAAGTACTAAGACGCTTGTGGTTGGCATTGCAACAGGAACATTTAACCCAGGAGAGTCGATCACTGGCGACGAATCATCAGCAGTTTATACTCTTGCAGTGGATACTACTGATGATTTAGTCTCAACATATGCAGAAAATGATGTGATACAATCGGCAGGAGATGATATACTAGATTGGACAAAAGGAAACCCATTTGGAGAAGCGTAAATGGAAAGTCAATATGGTTATTATGATCCTGATGGAGATGAGGATTGGTTCCCACCAAATCCCTTAGATTCTATGCCTGTGGCGAAAGAATCTCCCAGTTGGGAAGATACTGCGCCATCAGAATACGAACCTCCTGATGATTATAAACCTTCTGAATTTGCAGATTTAGATTGGTTTACTGATGAGAAACCTAAAAAAGAGGAAACTATACATGAGAAAATGTATAAAATTGCAACTGCTAGATATAATCCATTTTCTTTAGGTGGTTCAGAAAATTGCGATTCTGACGTTACCTATAATATAGGCGGGTCTGAGAATCTAAATAGTAGATAGTTAAATCAGTATTATAGTCTGTGTTTGAATATTTCTATCATGAGATCCTGAGAAAAACCGTTATCGGTTTCGGAACCCTCTTTAACAATATACAAATCAAACATGTTGACAGCAGTGCAAAAACTGTCAGCGTGATGAAGGTTCCGCTTGCTTATGGTCCAATTCAAAAGTTCCTAGCAAGAATAGAACAATCACCTAATCTTAAAGGAGCACCGACTTTAACACTTCCTAGAATATCGTTTGAATTTACTGGATTGAGTTACGACCCAAGTAGAAAGGTAACCCAAACTCAAACTTTTCTTACCAATTCAATTAGTGATAAAACAAAGACTAAGAAAGTCTATATGCCAGTTCCATATAATATGACTTTCGAACTTAATGTTCTAGCGAAGATTAATGATGATGCATTACAGATTGTAGAACAGATATTACCATATTTCCAACCTTCTTATAACCTAACAATTAATTTACTCTCTACTATTGGTGAGAAAAGAGATGTAGCTGTAAATTTAGATAGTGTTTCTTTTACAGATGATTATGAAGGAGATTTTTCAGAACGTCGAGCATTAATTTATACACTAACATTCACTGCTAAAACATATCTATTCGGTCCTATTCCTTCTACTTCAAGTGGATTAATCAAGAAAGCAACTATTGATTATAGTACAAGGAAAGGTAAGGACTTTAGAAGAGAGGTGCGTTATAGTGTCACACCTCGTGCTGTTAAGGATTACACAGGTGATGGCATTACATTCCTTGCAGAAAATCTTGATAATAAAGAAACTCTCGTTACAGTCGGAGATGCTTCAGGATTAGCAGTAGATAACAGAATTTACATCGACACCGAGACTATCAAGATTAAAGAAATTGACGGCAATAATCTTGTCGTTAGACGTGGTGAAGATGGAACATCTGCAGCAGAACACGTACAAGGTTCTACTGTAGACCTTATTGATACTGCTGATGATGCACTCATTGAATTGGGTGATGATTTCGGATTTAATGAGACTACTTCATTCTTCCAAGACTTTAAGCAGTATAGTCCATCACAAAATGCTGATGTTGATCCATAATTATGGCAGATTTCACCTCACTGGAAGAAACATTTGATGTAGCAGCAGAAATTGTTGCTGACACTAAGAAGGTTGGTATCCAAAAACCCCCTGTAGACAGGGATAAGACGGATATCAGAAATGACTACGAATACACAAGAGGCAATTTATACTCTATCATTGAAAAAGGACAAGAAGCAATTAATGGAATTCTTGAACTTGCTCAGGAGAGTGAAATGCCAAGAGCATACGAAGTTGCTGGACAACTCGTCAAGTCCGTATCAGACGCAACTGACAAGTTAATGGACTTGCAAAAGAAACTTAAAGAAGTAGAGGAGGAAAAGGAAAGGACACCTACGAATGTAACTAATGCATTGTTTGTTGGTTCAACCAATGAACTTTCAAAAATGTTAAAAGACGCAGCTAAAGCGCAAAATAAATAAATCTATGGTAAATAGGATAATTGATAAATAGAATGACTTGCTAGGAATTCTATGCCAGATGAAGTAAAAAAAGAACTTCATGGGGAAGAGAAAAAAGACGAGAAAAAGAAGAGTGTTCTCGGTAAGATAAAGGACAACATTATTCCTGATCAAGAGGAACAAGCAGCAATTATCAGTACATTTGTACGTTTGGGTGTTCTTGTCTGGTCCGGAGGGATATTGACATTAAATTACGTATCTATCCCAGGTGTACCACAACAGAAAATTGATCCGACTTTTATAGCTTCAGTTTTTACTGGAGTTTTAGCTTCCTTCGGAATTCAGACAGCGAGTAAGAAAGGTGACGGTACCATGAAGATGAATGGTAACGGTACTCCTCCTGGAACCGTATCTAAGCAAGATATGGAAAAATTAATTGAGAAAGCAAGTCAAACTGCTCCTGCTCAAGTAATCAGAATTGAACAAGCTCCTATGGTTATTAAGCCCGGTAATAGTGAGCCACCAGTTAAACCTACTGTATAGTAAAATGTGTCAGAAAATTGTTAACGTCGTTGCTGTTGCGTCTGGCGTTGTATCTCTTGCCATTGTTGGCAGTGGCTTATTTGTATTTGTCAACAGAGATTCTATCGTTGATAACATCAAGCAACAAGCTATTGAAGCAGCTCTTGGTTCACTTGGTGGACTTGGCGGTGGACTCCCTACTGGTTCCAATGATTTGCCTAGTCTTGGTGCTACTCCTGGTGTCGGTGGTCCTGCTGCGCCGCAAGCGCCTGAGCTCCAAACCAGTCTCTGATATAGAGGACGAGTTGGATGAACAAGTGGATTGGCCTTAGCCTAGGAGGTATCCTAGGGTTATCGCATATTGGTTTGATTGGGTTAGTTGCGAATCGTAATCAGTTCCCACAACTCAATCTTCCTATTAGTGATTATACTTCTTATACTGTAGAAGCAGGTAAGGATGGATATCGTATCAAATACAGAGCAAATGATCCTAAAGTAATGGAGGTAACTAAGGACGTTGAACGTCCTGGTGGCTTTCTGGGATTATCAAAGGCAAGAGTGCATTCCAAACAAGAATACACGATGGATGGGTCTTTCCACTTATCGGATCAATCAGGGTCAAAGATGTCTGCCGCCCAAGTCAAGTGTATCGAGGCGGCAGGTGGAGGAAAACAGACAGGAAAGATTGTCGGCGGTAGCGTCGGTGCCGCTGTTGGTACTTCTGGTATCGCCTCTATTCCTTATGTTGGTTGGGTGCTCGCTGGTGCTGCTACTATGTTCGGCATGGAACAAGGTGCAGAAATAGGTGGGCAGATGGCACAGGATTTCTCTAAGTATTGTAACGAAGTTGAAGAGAACCTTAATTGATTAAATAATTACATGTATGTGATCTACGAAGAACATATTGAAAAACTTGAGGAAGAGAATGCTGACTTAAAGCAAGAAGTTCTCATCCTCAAGAGAAGATTGCGCTATTATCAAGCAGAAGAGACGGAAGAAGATAAATAAAAGAGGTTCTCTTTTTCTTTCATGAGTGATACTATTGAACGTAAGAATGGTATTAACATGTGCGTGTCATTAGTATGGCGTGGCAGATATTATACTATTCAATTTTTCTTCCCAGGTTTAAAGAAACCTTCTAGAGCAGAAATACAAGATAGTATTCAAAAGATATATCCTGGTGCTAAAGTAAATGCATATTATGAACATCCTATTGATAGGACTTCTGCGATTGTAAAGTTACCAGAGCAGGAACAAATCAATCAGGAAGTTGGTGCAACACCTGATGAAGACCCATTGGATGCTGTAAAGAAAAAGAAAGAAGAGCAGTCTAAAAAGAAATTAGAAGCATCTGAAAAAAGAATTAATATGATTAAGAAACTGGTTCTATTGAAGAAAAGACAAGCAGTCAATCAAGGAGCTGGTGCTGACGTAACTGTTTAATTATTATGCCTGAAGTATATCTTGGCAATCCCAATCTAAAGAAAGCCAACACTGAAATTGAGTTTAGTCATGATCAAGTCCAGGAGTTTATTAAATGTAAACTGGACCCAATTTATTTTGCGAGAAATTATATTAAGATTGTAAACGTTGATGAAGGTTTGGTTCCATTTGAGATGTGGCCATTCCAAGAGAAGTTAATTGATAGATTTCATCAGAATAGATTTAATATATGCATGATGCCACGACAGACTGGTAAGTCTACTACGTCTGTATCGTATCTACTTCACTATGCAGTATTCAATGATAATGTTAATATAGGTATTCTTGCAAACAAGGCAGCAACTGCTAGAGATTTATTAGGAAGACTTCAGACTGCGTATGAGAATTTACCCAAGTGGATGCAACAGGGTATTCTTGTATGGAACAAAGGTAGTCTGGAATTAGAAAATGGTTCTAAGATTATGGCAGCATCTACATCTGCTGCTGCAGTCAGGGGTATGACTTTTAATATCATATTCCTGGACGAATTTGCATTCGTTCCGAATCATATTGCTGACGACTTCTTTAGTTCAGTATATCCTACTATTTCATCTGGTAAATCAACAAAGATTATCATCGTTTCTACCCCCAAGGGTATGAACCACTTCTATCGAATGTGGCACGATGCTGAGAACGGAGATAATGAATATGTACCGACTGTAGTCCATTGGAGTGAAGTTCCTGGTAGGGATGATGAATGGAAAAGACAAACTATTGCAAACACTTCTGAGTCGCAATTTAAAGTTGAATTTGAATGTAACTTCTTAGGTTCTGTTGATACCCTTATTAGTCCAGCAAAATTAAAATCATTGGTTTATGATAAACCAGTAATGTCTAATGAGGGTTTGGATTTATTTGAGTCACCACAAGATAAACATGATTATGTTTGTACAGTTGACGTTGCTCGTGGTATAGGAGAGGATTATTCTGCATTTATAATTGTAGACATAACCACATTCCCTCATAGGATAGTAGCAAAATATAGGAATAATGAAATTAGACCTATGCTATTCCCTAATATTATATACGAAACATGTAAAGGTTACAACAATGCATTTGTACTTTGTGAAATAAATGATATTGGTGATCAGGTTGCATCCATACTTAATTATGATTTTGAATATCCTAATCTTCTTATGTCATCTATGAGAGGACGTGCTGGACAAGTTATAGGACAGGGTTTTAGTGGTGGTAAGGTACAATTAGGTGTCAAGATGTCCAAAACTGTTAAGAAGGTTGGTGCATTAAATCTTAAGACATTAATTGAGGCAGATAAATTAATCTTTAATGATTATGATATTATATCTGAGTTAACAACATTCATTTCAAAGAGTAATTCATTTGAAGCAGATGATGGATGTAATGATGATTTGGCAATGTGTCTTGTCATTTATGCATGGTTAGTACAATGTGATTATTTTAAAGAATTAACTGATCAGGATGTACGTAAGAGATTATATGAGGATAACAAGAATCAAATAGAGCAAGATATGGCACCATTTGGTTTCTTAGTCGATGGTTCAGATGAAGATACTTTTGTAGATGCACAAGGAGATACTTGGAGCACAGTAGATGAATATGGAGACAAATCTTACATGTGGGAGTACCTTTCTTAACTGTTCATTCATAGTTTCCCCTGTGAAATAGTTCCTTTCAATAAATAATTTGTAGGAAATTGGGAACCTCAGAGGGAAAAACATGGCTATTCAGTTAGTATCTCCTGGTGTATTAATCAGGGAAGTTGATCTAACAGTCGGAAGGGCGGATAATATCGTCGATAATATCGGCGCAATTGCTGGTCCATTCGAAATTGGACCGGTTGACGATCCAATCACTATAGAGACTGAACAGGATTTAATCAACACTTTCGGTAAGCCATTGAGCACCGATGCACAGTATGAGTATTGGATGACTGCAGCGTCATTCCTTTCTTATGGTGGTATCATTAAAGTCTGTAGGACTGACGATGACGATCTTAAGAACGCTAATGCTGGTGTTGGTATTGCTAATACTACTACCCTAAAGATTAAGAGTTACGACGATTATCAGTCTAACTACACTTCTGCTACCGATTTCTATTACGCTGCCAAAAACCCTGGACAGTGGGCAAAAGGTTTAAAAGTTGCATTCATTGACGACTTGGCAGACCAGACACTGACTATAAGTTCTGCTAGTCCTGCTGCTATTGGTTGTACCATTGGATATGGTGTTACTACAGCAATGGCTGCAGTTTCAATTCCTGGAAAAGGTACAACTTCTACTTTCACTGGATACCTTAAGGGTATCATCACTGGTGTCACTACTGATGCTGCTGGTGGTAAGTCATCAATTGATGTTAAGATTATTTCTCGTGTAGAAACAGTTGGTGGTGGTTCAACTGAAACTAAAGTTGATTACACTGAAGGTGGTATTCATGCCTTCACCGCTTCTGATACTCTTTTCACAAGGACTCCTTCTAACACATATGGTAATGCGTCTGGTTTCTCACCTTCAGCAGTCGCTGACTGGTATGATAATCAGACTCTTGGATTAGATAACGCAACTATCTACTGGAAGTCTGTTGCTCAGAAACCAGTAACTAACCAATTCACTCTTGATAGAGGTGCTAAGTCTGACGCAATGCACGTTGTCGTTGTTGATGATGATGGTATTGTAACTGGTATTAAGGGTAACATTATTGAGAAGCATATCTCACTTTCCAAAGCACTTGATGCTGAATCATCAGGACAGGCTGGAACCAAGATATGGTACAAGAATTATCTGGCAGATTTCTCAGAGAGAATCTATGCTGGATACAACCCATCTATTGCATTTGATGCTCTACGTCTTACTGTTCCAGTTCAGACTGGTTTCGGTGGAACTGTGTTTACTGCAATCAGCAATGCTGATGGACAGTGGGGACAAAATGCTAAGGATGTTAAGTATTTTGCAGGTATAGGAAACACCACCTATAAGATGGATGGTGGTAACAACTATACAACTGCAAACGGATTTGCTGCTACTCTCGGAAATCTGATTACTTCTTATGAGAAGTTCCAGACTAAGGATGAGATTGCAGTTGATTATCTGATTGCTGGACCTGGTGGTGATTCAAGAGCAGCATCACAGGCTAAGGCTAACAAGTTAATTGATATTGCTGAAACACGTAAGGATTGTGTTGCAGTAACATCACCACAACGTGGAGACGTGGTTAACATAACCAACTCTACTACTCAAACAGACAATATTGTATCCACTTTGGATGGAGTTAACTCTTCTTCCTACGGAATCATGGATTCTGGATACAAGTATATGTTTGACAGATTCAACAATGAGTTCCGTTGGGTTCCAACTAACGGCGACATTGCTGGATTAATGGTTAGGACTAACAGAGAGTTCTATCCATGGTTCTCACCTGCAGGACAGCAACGCGGTGTTCTTAACAACGCTACAAAACTTGCTTATAATCCTACGCAGGCACAGAGAGATACTCTGTATACCAAGCGAATTAACCCGATTATATTCCGCCCTGGTATTGGCATAATGCTCTTCGGAGACAAGACTGCCCTTGGTTATGCCTCAGCGTTTGACAGAATTAACGTTAGAAGACTGTTCCTTACAGTCGAGCAGGCACTGGAGAGAGCTGCACAAGCTCAACTCTTTGAGTTCAACGACGAAATTACTCGCTCGAACTTTATTAATATCGTAGAACCATATCTACGTGACGTTCAAGCAAAGCGTGGTCTTTACGACTTCCTAGTAATTTGCGACGAGACAAACAACACACCAGATGTCATCGATAATAATGAATTCCATGCAGACATCTTCCTCAAGCCCGCTAAATCTATCAACTTCGTTGCACTAACCTTTGTTGCCACCCGCACAGGAGTTAGTTTCGAGGAAGTCGCTGGTAGAGTTTAATTTAAGGAGTTTAACGTAAAATGGCTAACAATCCAAGACTTAAGACGATCAATCAGTTTAAGAGCAGATTAGCGGGTGGTGGTGCTCGCCCGAATCTGTTCGAGGTTGCAATTGACAAATTTCCCTCATATGCCGAGGGACTTTGGACAAAAGAGAAGGACGATTTTAGATTCTTATGTAAGGCTGCTAACCTTCCTGCATCAAACGTTGCACCAATCGATGTCCCATTTAGAGGTCGTATTTTAAAGGTTGCTGGTGACAGAACCTTCGATCCATGGACAATCACCGTTATTAACGATGAAGATTGGGCAATTAGAACTGCCTTTGAAGGATGGATGAATGGTATTTCTAAACTGGATAATAACAGTGGAACTACAAGTCCAATATCTTATATGGTTGATGCTAATGTTTATCAACTAGGACATGGCGAAACTGCCATTAAAGATTCTGATAATCAAGCCGCTAATGGACCATCTGGTAGAATTACTGGAGAAGGTGGTGAGACATCTGCTGTTTTGAGACAGTATCAGTTCGTTGATATTTGGCCTTCAAATATTTCTGAGATTGCACTATCCTATGAAACTGGAGATACAATTGAAGAATTTACAGTTGAATTCCAAGTTCAATACTGGAGAGCGATAAATGGTATTCCTAAGCCTATAGTCTAGGAAATAAGGTAATATCTGTGCTATACTAAATACTATGAACGGTATAGTCCATAGTATTAATGGCTAAATTATTTGGATTCTCGATTGAGAATAATGAAGAGACCCCGAAGTCGGTGGTATCGCCGGTCCCCATGTCAAAGGAGGACCAAAGCGATTACTATCTGACTTCGGGATTTTTTGGTAACTATGTAGACTTAGAAGGTGTATTTAAGAATGAGTTTCAACTTATTCGTAGATATCGCGAGATGGCATTGCATCCAGAAGTTGATGGTGCAATCGAAGATGTTATACAAGAAACTTTAGTATCAGACACTAATGAAAGTCCAGTAGAAATTGAACTTTCAAAATTAAATGCTAGTGATGGTATCAAGCAGAAAATAAGACAAGAATTTAAACACGTAAAAGATTTACTTGATTTTGATAAAAAAGCACATGAGATTGTGCGTAACTGGTATGTCGATGGTAGATTATATTACCATAAAGTTATAGATTTAAAATCACCACAGGATGGAATACAGGAATTGCGTTATATTGACGCAATGAAAATGCGGTTTGTTCGTCATGCTGTCAAAGAAAATAAGGATCAAGCAACAAGAATTGCAGCTATTCAAGGGAATAAAGAACTGACTAGCATGCAGAGTGCTTTCCCTAAGATAGAAGAATATTTCATATACAGCACTAAGGACACCACTGGTGGGGCATTAAATCCATCCAGTAACTTAACAGACACTAAAGGTGTTCGTTTCGCAAAGGATTCAATTGCTTATTGCACATCAGGCCTTGTAGATAGAAACAAAGGTTCTGTACTATCATACCTTCATAAAGCAATTAAATCACTCAATCAACTTAGAATGATTGAGGACTCTTTGGTTATCTATAGATTATCAAGAGCACCAGAAAGAAGAATTTTCTATATTGATGTAGGTAATCTACCTAAAGTTAAGGCAGAACAATACCTTCGTGATGTTATGATGAGATATCGTAACAAGTTAGTTTATGATGCTGCCACGGGTGAAGTCCGTGATGATAAGAAGTTTATGTCCATGATGGAGGACTTCTGGTTACCTAGAAGAGAGGGTGGACGTGGAACAGAAATCTCAACACTACCAGGAGGACAAAACCTCGGAGAAATCACAGACATTGAGTACTTCAAGAAGAAACTTTATAAGTCACTTAATGTTCCAATCTCAAGAATTGAAGGAGATGGTGGATTTAACCTGGGCAGATCTTCTGAGATATTAAGAGATGAACTTAAGTTTACTAAGTTTGTAGGTAGATTACGTAAGAGATTTAGTAATCTATTCTTAGATTGTTTAAGAACTCAATGCTTACTTAAGAATATTTGTACCCCAGAAGATTGGGATGCAATGTCTGAGAACATTCAGTTTGATTTCTTATATGATAATCACTTCTCTGAACTTAAGGACGGTGAGATTCGGAGAGAAAGATTTGCATTAGCAATGGAAGCCGAACCTTATATTGGTAAGTATTATTCTCAGGATTGGGTTCGTCGTCAAGTTCTTCGTCAGACTGATCAAGATATTCTTGAACAGGATAAGTTAATTGAACAAGAAATTGAAGATGGAGTCATTCAAGATCCAAAAGCAGTTGAAATGGCAGTTGATGGTGTAGGAATGGATCCAGCATTTGGCGAAGCACCAGGTAATGTACCTCAACCAGATTTAGGAACTCCTATTATGGAACCTAATCTTGATGGTGCCAAAGATGGAGGTAGAACTAAGATGCCAAAAGGTGGTGAAATTTGATGGAGCATCATAACTATATAATTACGTATCGAAAGCAAACTGCAGAAGATATAAATAATAATTAGAAAAAAGTTATGACCATTAGTATGGACGATTTAATGGATGCTATTGTGGCGAATCAGTCACCTTCACAGGTGAGTGATGCGATTAAAGATCTTCTTTATTCAAAGACTGCCAATAAAGTAGATGCTTTGAAGCCAGAAATCGCCAATAGTTTATTTGGGAATCAAGTTCCCGAAGTTGAAGATGAAGTTGAAGTAAATGATGCACCTGAAGCAACCACTGAAACAGAGGAAGACGAGTAATGGCGGTACACAATCCAGTTGGTAGTGTAGTAACTTTAACGACTAGTGCTACTAGTGGACAATCTACACAAATAGATCAACAGTCTGATACCTTGAGGATTGTAGCAACTAGTGGTAATAACCACGTTGCAATTGGATCAACTCCAGTTGCAGTTGTCACAGATTACTTGGTTCAAGCATCTGGTGAGTCATTTTTATCTTTAGGTCCGGTACTCTCACAAAGAGTAACGATGGTGACAAAGGGGACTACCACAACTATTAAGTTCCCAGAAGGTGTAAAAGGTTCTCCTTTTGCTGTTGGTGATACTGTATCACTAAGTGGTAAAAGTGGATGGACTTTTGAACATGCACATATAACTGCAATAACTTATCCTTCTTATACAACCGACGATCAGAGAACTACATTAACAGTTTCTTATAATTCAAGTGGATGGAGTGGTACTTGGACTGATGACGATGAAAACGCTTCTGGCGATACAGGAACTCTAAGGAGATCCTTTATGGTTGCCGCTAGAACCGATACTGGTTCTGGCAAAATTTACGTACAACAAGTTCAAATAGCAGGGGAAGCCTGATGAAACTCATACGAGAAGAAATTGAATCTGTAGAATTTCTTGTTGAGCAAAAGAACGGCAAGAAATCTATGTATATTGAGGGTGTTTTCCTTCAAGGAAACATCAAAAATCGTAATGGCAGGATGTATCCCATGGAAACTCTCCGCCGTGAGGTAGGGAGATATAACGAGAATCATATCCAATCAGGACGTGCTCTCGGAGAACTTGGACACCCAGACGGTCCAACTGTGAATCTCGATAGAGTTTCACACAAAATCGTTTCTCTAAAGGAAAGTGGACAAAATTTCATTGGTAAGGCTAAGATCCTTGGCACACCAATGGGTAAGATTGCTGCTTCATTGGTAGAAGAAGGAGTTAAATTAGGAGTTTCTTCAAGAGGAATCGGTTCTCTTAAAGCAACTCGTGAAGGAATTAATGTAGTTGGTGACGATTTCATGCTAGCAACCGCTGCTGATATTGTTGCAGATCCTAGTGCTCCAGATGCTTTTGTTGAAGGTATCATGGAAGGCAAAGATTGGGTATGGGACGGTGGCATCCTCCGCGAGAGGTTTGCAACCAAGACTTACAAACAGATCAACACCTTAGTTGATCAGAAAAAACTTGATGAGAACAAGTTGAATCTCTTTAATGATTTTCTATCAAATCTCTAACTTTTCTAAATAAGTATAGATTACAACGGTAATTCGGAGTCAAATCAAAATGTCAGCTGAAGCAGTAAAAGAAGCAGTAGGAGTGGAATCAAAAACCGCTGTTAACGCTAATGCCAATCCTGGTGATAAGGCAATCCCTAAACTCACAACTGGTGGCACACCTGCTACTTGGGAAGATTTGGGCGGCCCAACTCCAGAAAACTATAAGCCTGATGATGATTCTGCTAAGGTAAAGACACCTGGCGGAACTATCAAGCAAGTATCTGATGTGGTTACTAACCGCAAAGGAAAGGCAAGTGGTTCATCACCAAAAGATCTTAAAGCTGGCGACGAGGTTGAAGTGAAAGACGAACAAGAAGTAGTATCTGAAGATCCTGCAACTGAGACTCCAGTTGTTGAAGAAGAAGTTGTAGAGACTTATGACATGGAAGATGATGTCAATGCTCTATTAGGTGGCGAAGAACTCTCCGAAGAATTCAAAGAGAAAGCAAAGACTATCTTTGAAGCCGCCATCAACTCAAAGGTTTCTGAAATCAAGGCAAAACTTGATGAAGAAAAGTCTACTGCAATCGAAGAAGCAGTAGCAGCACACAAGACCGAGCTTACTGAGCGCACCGATTCTTATCTTGAGTACGTTGCTCAAGAGTGGCTAAACGAGAATCAACTCTCTGTAGAGCACGGACTTAAAACAGAAATGACTGAATCCTTCTTAACTGGGATGAAGTCGCTATTTGAAGATCATTATGTTTCAATCCCTGACGAGAAATATGATGTTGTCTCTACTATGGTAGAGAAATTAGATGAAATGGAGACTAAACTCAACGAGCAGATCGAAGCAAACGTTGCACTGAACAAGAGACTTTCTGAGTCTGCTTCAGATGTAATTCTTGCCGATGTTTCTGAAGGGCTTGCTGCCACACAGAAAGAGAAGCTCGCTACACTTGCTGAAGGTGTAGAGTTTGAAAGTGAAGAATCATACAAAGAGAAGCTAGCAACCCTGAGAGAATCTTATTTCTCTGATAAAAAGGCAGCTCCTCAAACTTCTGGCGCCGATACTCTAATGGAATCCACTGATGGTGAAGTTGCATCTGCTGATGTACCTGCATCTATGGAATCCTATATGAGCTTGCTCGGTAAGATGAAGTAACTGAATTTAATATTATCAAACTAAACACTTTAGGTAACTACTAATGTTCCAATCAGAACATCTGGTAGAAAAGTGGAAGCCCCTTCTAGACCATGATGGAGGTATCGAAGATGCCCATCGTAGAAGCGTAACCGCAGTTCTGCTAGAAAACCAAGAGAAATTCCTCAAAGAGGAACAGGCGTTCAACTCAGGTCAGAACCTGATGGAGAACCCTACCAACGTCAGTAACGCCGCAGGCGCACAGGGTGGATTTGGTACCGCTGGAACCAATGCATTAGGAAATGCTGGTTTCGACCCTGTATTGATAAGCCTCATTCGTCGTTCTATGCCAAACCTAGTCGCTTACGACTTGGCTGGTGTACAACCAATGAGTGGTCCTACTGGACTTATCTTCGCAATGCGCTCACGCTACACAAGCATGAGTGGAACCGAGACATTCTACGATGAAGTAGATACAACGTTCTCTGGACTTGCATCCGACGCAGCTAAGAATACTATTACTCGCGATCACGCTGAAGTGACTGCTGGTATTGGTACTACTATCCAGTCTGGTAGCAACCCTTCAGTTCTTAACCCAACAGCAACCGCTACTAACAGTGACTACACTGTTGGACAGGGTATGCCTACAGGTGACGGCGAGCAATTAGGCGACGGAACTGGCTGGGGCTTCAACGAGATGGCATTCTCAATCGAGAAAGTCACCGTTACTGCGAAGTCACGTGCATTAAAGGCTGAGTACTCACTTGAGCTTGCTCAGGACTTGAAAGCAATCCACGGATTGAATGCTGAGGCAGAACTTGCCAACATTCTTTCTACTGAGATTCTTGCTGAGATTAACCGCGAGGTTATTCGTACCATCTATAAGACTGCCGAGCAAGGCGCTGTACAAAACACAGCAACTGCCGGACTGTTTGACTTAGACGTCGACTCCAACGGCAGATGGTCAGTTGAGAAGTTCAAGGGACTTCTGTTCCAGATTGAGCGCGATGCAAACGCTGTTGCACAGAGAACTCGTCGTGGAAAGGGTAACATTATCCTGACTTCTGCAGACGTTGCTTCTGCACTAA